GAAAGATTCTAACTGAGTGAGGTAGTATGCCGCAAACAGGACTTCTATTTGAAAAAAAAAGGACTCCTTTAACTAAAAGGGTTTTAGATTTTTTTGAAAGAGTTAGATATTCATACCTTTCTGCAAAAGAAAGTCCTTCTGAATATGGGGCTAAATGGAAACAGACTGTTAAAGAAGTTAGAGACCAATTCGATTCATTAGATGATTTTTCTAGAGAATTAAAAACTTACTTAAAGGAAAAAACTGCTTTTTCTAATGAAGCATACGACCCCAATTCTAGACAAGCGAAAGAGATTTATGATAGTGTTAAAGAACTTAGATTCAAGTCAGACAAAATTAGTGACCCGTTTTCTAAACAATTAGGAGATGATGTAATTAATATACTCTTAAAGGACGAATCTATTTTATTATCATTTATTCATTATGCGGTTCGTTCCCATACCAATACAATACCCGAAAAATCTTGGAAGGCACATGGGCTGAAACCGGATGAGATTACTCAAGGATATATGGGCTTAGATTTAGAACCTAAAGATGTGCCTATTTATATTATAGAACATTATGGTAGTTCAGATGAGAATACTGAAAGAATAGAAACTAAGTGTAAACAGGCATTCAAAAAATTAGAAGATATTTATTTAGAAAAATATGACGATGAGGATTGGGATGCCTTATTAGAATTAGATATATCTAAATCACAAGAACAGAAAGCGGAAATAGATTTTATTAAACCTAATAAACCAATGTATCGTATTTTCGAGATAGATGATTTGGATGATATTAAAGGGCTAACCGGAGAGTTTGTTGTTCAAGAAAAATATGATGGTATGAGAATACAGATACATAAGTTCAATGGTAAAGTTAAGATTTATTCTTTTAATGAAAAAGATATTACTTCTAAATGTCCCGAACAGGTAAAACATATGGAGAAAAAACAATTCGGGGATTGTATATTAGATGCTGAATTAATGTTATTTTTAGATGATGAACCCCTTCATAGAGCAGACACTATTACTCATGTGTTTCATAAGAAAACAAAAGGAACATTGAAGGCACACGTTTTTGATATTATGGTGCATGAAGGGAAAAATATAACTGATGACCCACTAAGAGAAAGAATTAATATTTTACTTTATCAATACTCACAACATTCTTCCGAACTCATGGCGTTTCCTTCTAAAAAAGATACTAGAATAGCAGATTCTAAAAAGGAAGTTGAAAACTATTCAAAGAATATTATGAAATTACCTGCGTCAGAAGGAGTAGTTATCAAGGATATTGAATCTACCTATTACATAGGAAATAGAAAAAATCCTAAGTGGGTTAAATGGAAAAAATTTGTTGACTTAGATGTAGTAGTATTAAACGACAGAAAGACAAAAAGTAATTTACATTCTTATACTATGGGAATCGGGCCAGTTACAGCCGAAGTTGCAAGGAACTATGCTACTGTTGATTATGAAGATAAGGCCTATTTAGAAGTTGGTAAGGCTCTTAATACAAAAATAAATGTTGACATAGGTACTATTGTTAGGGTTAAGGTCGATGAAGTAACTAAAAGGAACGATAAATTTAGCCTATATTCTGCCAAAGTAATAGAAATACCGGAAGTAACAGAATCAGATAATATCGCTACATTAGAAAAATTAGCATCTAAGAGTAAAAAATCATTATCAAGTGCAATTAATAGTTTAATTGGTACTGCTGTACCTGTCCCATTTAGAATTATGAGTGGGTTGGAATCTAATTTACTTAAACCTAAAAAAATTAAAAAGGGATATTACATTACAGATGATATACACGGTACTGCTGAAATTATATTAAAAGAAGATTTAGACGGCTTTACTATCTATGGTTTTGATGGCGATAATTTAATGGAGAAAAACGCTCTTTATAATATTGATTTGTGGAAAGAAGAAATAGCGAAATTAATAAAAAGTAACAGGTCTCAATTAAGAATAGCAATAAAGGATGAAATAGCAAATAGTCCAAATGAAAAATTAACATCAGAAGAAATAATTGAATTTGTGCAAACCAAGCACAATAAATCGTGGGCGGGTTGGATTAAACAAAATCCTAACAAATTAACAGGATGGTTAAAGCAACAAGATTCTGTTGAATTTTTAGATAAAGAAAATCCTCAAGTCTTTGTTGTTGATGAATCATTTATAGAAAAGGATAATGAAAATGATGAAGATAATGAAAATATTATTCAAAAAGAAGATTCGAGAAAAGGTAAATTTACTATAAATAGACAAGATGATGGTAATATTAATTTAATTATAGATTATAAAAAAAGCAGATTTGCTTGGTTGATAGATATAGAGGATACAGATGATATATACAACTTATTCGGCAAATCCGTAAAATACCCTGCTATCGTAGCAGAAAAAATAGATGCAGGTAAAATTATAGATAAGGGTGATATTATTTTAGGAATACAAAAAGACGGTTATCACGAATATAAATTAGAAGGAGATAAATTTGAAACTAGACTACATCTTAGAGTTGTTCCTATAAATGAGAAAAAAAGATGGGTAGCATGGACTGGAAAAAAACAAGTTATGTTAAAAGATAAAGATAGTATAGATATTTGGAATATTGAAGAAGATAAATATTCTAATTTAACACTTCCTAGTGAAAAATAGCGACTACTTAATATAGTAAAAGTAAAAAGACAAAGAAATAATGCTTATGCAACCTTCTCTTTTATTCAAAGCAGATAGAGAACATGAGTTTACTATTCTTAAATCCGATGATTTGATTATTGGTGGCTACGCTTCGATAGAAATAGTAGATAAACAAAATGATTTAATTACATTAAGTGCTTTAGATGATGCGGCAAAAAACTATATGTCTGAAAAGAAATATAGAAATGTTATGTCTAATCATTCTAATGTTCAGGTCGGAGAAGTCATAGAAAAGTATAGAGATACTAATGGAACTCTTCATAAAACAGGAGTAGATGACGTAGGTTTCTATGTTGTTATTAAATTAAGAGATGACATAGAAAAGGCAAAAGAAATTTCAAGGAGTATTAGAAAAGGAACGCTTCGTTCTTTTAGTATTGGAGGTCAGGCGATTTCTAAGAAACAAAAAACATCAGATGAGTTTGGTGAGTATAATGAGATAGACAGGTTAGAATTACATGAAGTAACTATCTGTGAAAAAGGGATTAATCCCGAAGCAAAATTCGACATTTTAAAAATGGAGGATAAAACAATGAGTGAAAAATTGGAGAAAGCACTCGAAGAGTTGAATGACTTGATGAAACAAGTTAACGGACTCGGAGAGGAAGGAAAATATGACGAAGTAACGAAGAATGCCAAATATAGTATGTCAACTAGGGATGATGAAGAAGAAGAAGAAGATGTTGAAACTATGATGTCTATGCGTAAGGATGATGAAGAAGAAGAAGAGGAAGAAGCAAAATCTCTTGATGAAGATTCAACAAGAGACTACGAAGCAGGGGAACTTGTAGTTAGTGGTGGTAAACCAACTAGCGCACCTGCAACACTAAAGAGTAATGGGTTAGATGATTCGGACTTTAGTACTCTTAACCTAAGTGCAGACAATGTTGAGAAAGCATATGCACAATTCAAAGCAGAGCAGATGGAAAAAATTGCATACGATAATCTTTCTAAGCAATTTGAAGCAAGACTTTCAGAAGAACTTTCTGTTAAGAAATCAGCAGCAGAATCCGCATCATACGATGCTAGAACAGATGTAGCAGCACTAAAAGAAGAGTTTGCTCTACTACGAAAATCTCTATCAGAGAAAGACGCAACAATTCGCAAAAGCGTGGAAATGTCAATGGCATTACCGGAAGGAATACCTACAAGTTTAGAGGCAGCAGCCAATATGACTTGGGATGACGTACATTCTCTTGTGAGGGGAAATTAAGGAAGTGAAATTATGAGTGGATATATTAAAACAATGAAAGATTTAGAAGCAGCAACATACGGATATGGCGGAACAGGAAGCGGCAATGCCTTGCTTAAAGCAGGTGGAGTTGTAGGTGGTTTCGGTACTCCTCACGATACTAGTGCTAATGCATTTACGGGTGCAGCAGGTCTAGGTGATTTGTACAACCTACTATACGGACAGAAAGTTTGGTCTGTATTAAACCAAGAAGTAAACCCTCTAGCAATGCTTGCTAAGAGACCTTACACATCAAGCGGTTGGAGAGTTTTGAAATCACGACCTATTGGTGGTAGTGATGCAGCATTCGGTACAGGTACTAATGCAGTTACCGCTAGTATTTCATCAGCAGATGCAGCAACTCCTAGAGCAGACCAAATTGGTGGTGTCGGAGAAAACGCAACATTAGGTGGTGCAGACGGATTTAGAGCAATCGCTCCTGAATATACTAAACTATATGTTAGCCCTAAGACTATTGCACATCTATTCGAGTTCTCAGAACTAGGAATGGAAATGGCTGCAATTGATGATGGTGTTGGTGATATTCGTGCTATCGTTAGAGAAGACATGGGTAAACTACACGCAGAAGTTCA